TATTCATAATATTACAGCACAACTCTATTTATAATCTCATTTAGCTTAGATTTTGTTTTTTTTTTTTTTTTGAAATTAGACGTAATGAACGTAATGCCGTAATAACCCAATGAATACAGGGGTTCTGAGGCATTTCACTACATTACGGTGCTGAATTTGGCGTAATTTCAGGGGGGACCCGAAAAATGTTTTTTTTTGAAATTTTTTTTTCGATTTTGACTTTTTTTACTGTATGTAATTGACGTAAGGTGTTTTGGTGATTGGCGCTGCTCATGACGTTGCCCCTGACGTTACTTGACCAACCTGTAAGAAAGGACTACAGTTTTGTCATTTAATGAACGGTGTTTCGACGAAAATGTTAACGATTGACTCTCATGTGCCTGTCCCAGGTCGGTCCTCGAAGTATCCCTTTGATGATATGGAGGTTGGGGACAGTATCTACTTTGACTCAGAAAGGCCCGCATCGTCCGCTAGAGTCGCTTCAATTCGTTTTGTGAGTAAGTTTCAACCCGGGTGGAAATTTTTGCTTAGAAGGGCTTCTGACAAGCCTGGGTGGCGGTTATGGAGGGTTAAGTGACTGCTAAGGATATCTGGAATGTCCCTCCCGTAATTCCTAGCAAGGTGCAGCAGCGGTTGAGTCAGGATGTATCGTCTTTGAAGAATCAAAAGAAGCCCCTGACGCCTCAGCAGTGGCGATTTGTTCAGGAGTATGTGTCAAACGATGGAAGGATCACGCTTAAAGAAGCAGCGATGCGCGCTGGGTATTCAGAGGCCTCCTCTCATACAGAGGGATATAGGCTGACAAATCCTAAACATTACCCTCATGTTGTGGCGGCCATACAGGCCTACAGGGCTGAGCTGGCAGCGAAATACAACACCACCTATGAAAGGCACATGCGGGACCTTCAGGTGATTCGGGACAAGGCTTTAGAGGCGGGAGCCTTTGCTGCTGCTGTGCAGGCTGAGTATCGCCGAGGACAGGCCCTAGGGACGATCTACGTGGACCGTAAAGAGATCCGCCATGGCACGATCGACTCGATGTCTAAAGAGGAGGTTCAGCGCAAGCTAGACGAGCTTAAAAGCCTTTATGGAGGGCCTCCGCCTAGAGCCTTGATCGATGCCGACACTGGCGAGGTTATTGCCAGCGCTGATCAAGGAGCGGATCCACAGCCTCACTCTTCTTACGAAGAGCCCGACTTGAGTGTATTTGATATGGATCTACCGAAAGATGGCACCTGAGGCGCGGTTATCTGAGAAAGTCCGCAATGGCCTGCGTCCCTGGTGTGATATTGAGCGTATTGAAAACCGGGTGAATCTGGGCATTCCTGACATGTTGATCGGTGTTGGCGATCGTTTTGTCATGCTGGAGTTGAAAGTGACCGATGGCCGAAAGGTTGAGCTTCGTCCTCATCAAATTGCTTTTCATGCTCGGCACGGCCTCCGAAATCGACCGGGTTTTATTTTGGTTTTGAAAACAGCGACAAAATCGACGCCTGAGACGCTTTTCTTATACGAAAGTAGTAGTGCGGTGATGCTAAAAGATGTTGGAATAGATGTGCCGCCTGTGCGAAGTTGGCCGTTAAAAGCGATGCAGTGGCGGGAGCTTTACGAAGCATTGTCTTCTTAATTTTAGAAAGGATATCGTTATGAAAAGAACCGGTTTTGTTTATCACATTTATCAAGATTATCGCCGTCTTGATAAACCTCAAGCCTTTTTTTATCGTATGCGTGACGCTAAAAAGTATGGAGCGTTATATTTTGATGGCACTTTTTTGATTCGCCGATGGCCAGCTGCTGAAGCTAAAACCTTACTTGAGACTATTCAAGAAATTATATTACCTGAATATCTTAATGATGTGCTTAATTCAAGTTGCAATAGAAGAATGGCTGCTACGTGTTTGATTAATGGAGTATATTCTAATTTTGAAGCTGCTCGTGATTCGGTTATATCCCGCCGTGAAGCTTTACAATAGGGGCTAGAGCTGGCATAATTAAGCTTCATTTAAGAAAGGATAGAGTCATGTTAAAAACTGTAAAAGTTTCATCGAATAGCAAAACCGGCAAAATTGCTGTCACTTATCGCTCAGGCGAGCATTCTGTTTTCGGCACTTGCCCAAAAACTTGCGCATTGAACCCGCAGGGAGACAACAGCACGAACTTAGTTGATGTCGACTATCTTGCTGCAGTGTCCGACTCAGTACCCCCCGGCGGTAAGGCTTGGACCTATTCACATTTCGACCGCCGCGCATTACCTCGGCCGGCTGCAGGCAAAACCGTTATCAACGTTTCGGCCGATACGGTTTCCGACGCTTTGCATGCTGTGGCCGACGGTTTCCCGGCCGTGCTCGCTGCCCCGGCTGATTCGGCCGATAGCTGGCCTACGGTCCGGAAGGGTGTTCGCTTTGTGCGCTGTCCGGCCGAACTGTCCGAGTCATTCACTTGCAAGGATTGTGGCAACGGTAGCCCGCTTTGTGCCCGTGGCGATCGCGATTACGTGGTGGTGTTCGTCGGCCATGGTCGGGATAAAAATAAGGTCGGAACCGAAACCGAGGGCGGCTGCTATGCTGCCAGCGGCTTTACATCGATTTCGTGGCATCAAACCCGGAAAACCGGCGCTAAGAATGATGCTCAGGCGGTCCGCGCTTTTGCTGCCGGCTTGCCTTTCGGCTCGTTTTTGCGGCATCACATCGCCGGCGATATGGGGAGGGCGGCGTGATTTTATTGGTACTGTTGTTTTTTATTTTCATGTGGTGGTTGATCGACTTTTTTGACGGAAAAAAATAAGTTGACGCGGAGCGATTTTAGGGTACAATTACAGTCAGCAATTCGCCGAATTGCACTTTAAAGAAAGGATAGTGAAATGGCACATATGATCGATATGACAACAGGCAACGCCGCAATGGCGTTTGTCGGACAAAAACCGTGGCATGGACTAGGTTCGGAACTAACCCCCGGCGCTACCATCGAGCAATGGACCGACGAGGCAGGCTTAGGCTATACAGTGCTTGAGAGCCCGGTTTTATATGAAACGCCGGCTGTAACCGAGCTGCAGCGCTGGCCCGATCGCAAGGTGTTGCATCGTTCTGATACCGGCGCGCCGCTGGCCGTAGTGTCCGACGGTTACCACGTGGTGCAGCCGGCGCAGGTGATGGATTTTTTCCGTAAGTTGAGTGATATCGGGGGCTTTGAACTCGAGACAGCCGGGGCGCTTTCTGATGGTAAACGGGTATGGGCTTTAGCTTCAGTGGGAGCAGCGGCCCCGGTTTTGAATCGTGACTTGGTCAAACCTTACCTGTTATTTGGTACATCTTATGACGGCACAATGGCCACAGTAGCTAAATTTACAGCTATCCGCGTGGTATGCAATAACACGATAACGGCGGCGGTGGGTGGATTTTCAAACGGCCGGCCAATAGTCGGGGAAATTGAATCGAGCACTGGATATCTCAAAAGCGCTGTTCGCGTGTTGCACAGTGAGCGCTTTGATCCTGATCAAGTAAGGCTGCAGCTGGGCATCGTGGCAAATGCTTTTGAGGAATTCATCGTAAATGCTCGGCAGCTTGCCGGCATTTCAATGTCCGAGCCCGAGGCCGACGGGTTTATTGCCGAATTGCTGAAACCGTACCATACGAGCAAGCTTGCGATTAATGAAACGAAGGGCTTCAAGAGGATTCGCGAGCTATTCGATGGGGCGGCTATTGGTTCGGAGCTTGCCGGCGGTCCTAATCGCTGGCAAATGCTAAACGCTGTAACCGAGCTTGTGGACCATGAGCGCGGCCGCTCGAATAATACGCGCTGTGAGTCGGCATGGTTCGGGCAGGGTGCCGGGTTGAAAGCGAGGGCAGTTGACCTGTTGACCTCGGGCGCTTTTGAAGCAATCGCGTAAGGGTTCGGCCGGCTATCTTATAATGACGGGCTGCAGCCGGATCGCTGCAGCGTACAGTCCGAAAGCTTGCCCCCGTGTCCCGGGGGCTTTTTTCTTGCATCGTTTGCGACGATGCGTTATAATTAGCGCATCAGCGCGTGGTGCGCTGAATTCTAGAAAGGATAGCGAAAATGGATCAGGCAGCGATGTTATCTTTAGTTGGTGGTTTTTACGATAAGCTTGTTTCGGACGTTGCGGATAAGGTCCTGGCGAAGCTTGCGCAGCAGCAAGAAAGCAGGCCAACGTTTGATCCGGCAGCGCTTGCCGGAGAGCTCGATTATAAAAAATTGGCCGATGCGTTAGCTGGCCATTTGGACTACACCGAGCTCGTTGGCTCGATCGATTATTCCGAGCTCGCAGGCGAGCTCAATTATGGTTCGCTGCAGAGCGAAGTTGACTTATGCGATCTTGCAAGCGAGCTGGACCCGGACGCGATCGCGTCCGGGATTGACCTGAGCGAAAAAATCAGGGAAGAAATTAGAATGATGCTGCGCAGCTTGTAAGGTGCCGGTTGACCGCAGCGCCAACCGTGCTATAATTTTCCTGCGGAGCGTTTTGCTCCGCAGCACTCTAGAAAGGATAGCAAAAATGAAACAGTACCGAGTTCTGCTGATGGGTTACTCAAACGAATACCTCGTGCCGGAGAGCATGAACGATAAAGAGCTTTCGGCGCTTATTGCGCAGCTGCTGCTTATGCAGCCTGTTAGTAGCCACGGCTACTACAACGCCAAGGGCAATTACGACCAAGCTTTCTTCGTGTCGTCGCCCGAGTCCCCCTCGATCCGCATTCGTCGGGTCGAAATCATGGACGAAGCCAAGGCTAAGGCCTTGGTCCTCGAGTCCGACAAGCGCCGCGAGAAGCAGGCAGCCTGATTCTGCGCCAGGGCCCTGGGCCCTGGACCTGCAGCCGCCAGCCCTGGCGGCTTTTTTATTTATAACAGGTTANNNAGGAGTCGAGCAGCGACTCCTCTCCCCGACCGATCGCTATCCTATATCACTCTAATAAGTATAGCGGCTATGGGCCCCCCGGGCACCGGGGGGCCCATAAACACACCCAAAGCTCGACGACTCGCCTATAGCCCAGATTTAGCCCCGAGCCGTGGTCCGTAAAACTTGACCCCCCAAAACACCCCCCTTCTGTTTGTAAATCGCATACCCGGGGGTATATTTGTAATTTTCAAAACTTTTTGGACATCCCATGGCCCTTGATTCGTCATCCTTGAGTAATCAAGATGTAGAGGCTGAGCGCTTACGCCTTGAGTTACGTTTATCGTTACTGGAGGCCCAGGAACGTGCTTCGTCAAAGTTTATTGATTTTAGTAAATACGTTTGGCCTGAAATGTTGATCGGTGAGCATCACCGCCGTATTGCGGATGCGTTTGATCGTGTGCTTGCGGGAAAGACAAAGCGTTTGATTATTGCGATGCCGCCACGTCACGGTAAGTCGCAGTTAGGTAGTTACTTGTTCCCCGCATATGTAATGGGTAAACGTCCTGATGCAAAACTTATTGTGGGGTCGCATACAGCTGAACTCGCGCAGCGTTTTGGCCGGATGATCAGGAATCTTGTGGAGTCAGACAAGTATCAAGAACTATTCCCAAATACGAATCTATCCGTTGATTCCAAGGCTGCTGGCCGGTGGAACACGGCCCAAGGCGGGGAAGCCTTTTTTATTGGTAAGGGCGGTGCGATGACCGGGCGCGGTGGCGATATTATCGTGTTGGATGACATCTTGGACGAGCAGGATGCTTTGTCGGACACGGCGATGCAGAACACCTGGGAGTGGTACGAGTCGGGGCCTCGTCAGCGATTGCAGCCGGGCGGCTCGATTATTTTGATCAATACCCGGTGGAAGACCGACGATGTCGCGGGGCGCTTGCTCCGTTTGCAGTCAAATTTGAAGGCGGATCAGTGGGAAGTGTTGGAATTTCCGGCGATTTTGCCGTCCAATACGCCGTTGTGGCCAGAGTATTGGAGCCTTGATGAGTTAGAAAAGGTTAAGTTTTCTATTGGGTTAAGGAAGTGGAATGCCCAGTGGCAGCAACAACCGACTAATGATGAAGGGGCGATTTTAAAGCGCGATTGGTGGCGCGTGTGGCGTGGTGAGGAACCCCCGCATTGTTCTTATTTAATACAGACCTACGATACGGCGTATAGTAAAAAAGAGACTGCTGACTTCTCGGTGATTAGTACCTGGGGCGTGTTTCAGGAAAATCAGGACTCGGGCCCTCAACTGATGTTACTGGGTGTAAGGAAAGGAAAGTGGGATTTCCCGGAGCTTAAACGGGTGGCTAAAGAAGAGTACCTGCATTGGCGACCGGATAATGTGTTGATTGAGGCCAAGGCCACGGGAACACCGCTACAGCATGAGTTAAGGAAGATGGGGATTCCTGTGACGATGTACTCCCCGGGTGGTCGGCGCACAGGGACGGATAAGATAGCGCGTGCTAATGCCGTGGCCCCGGTCCTTGAATCGGGTATGGTGTGGTACCCTGAGATATACGAGTGGGCGCAGGATTTGGTGGAGGAGTGTGCTGCTTTCCCCAACGGAAGCCACGATGATCAGGTGGATGCGACGGTGATGGCTTTGATGCGTTTTCGTCAGGGGAATTTTATTAGTTTGGAAGATGATGATAAGGAGGAGCGTGAGGAATTCGCCGTGGGGGTAGAATTCTATTGACGTAAGTCGTTGTCCTTGTACAATGTTTTTATCTTACTTTTTGTGGACCATGGCCCATGGCTCAGGATATTATTAGCAAGATCCGTGAGGCGGCGTCCTCCAAAGGTGTAGATCCTGACGTTGCTGTTCGGATTGCGGAACTTGAAAGTTCGCTAGACCCTACTGCAAAGGCCAAGCGTTCCTCGGCGCGTGGGCTTTTTCAAGTGATCGATGATACGTGGAAGCGTTATGGTGGGAATCCTGCTAAGCGCTTTGATGTGGATGAGAATATCCGTGTTGGTACGAATATCTTGGCGGATAACACGCAAAGAGCAAAAAAGGCCTTGGGCCGTGATCCACGGCCCTCGGAGCTTTACGCGATGCATTTTTTTGGCGGGGATGTGGGATTAAAGGTTGCGCGTTCTCCTGAGGATCGCCCCATTCATGCTTTGGTAACTCCTAGTGTGTTGCGTGCTAATCCGCAGTTAAAGGGAAAAACCGCAGGTCAGCTTATGGTTGGGTGGGAGGCAAAGTTCCCTGGAGCGGCTACGGTGGCTGTGGCTGCAGCACAACCCGAAGAAAGAGAACCGGGGATAACCCGTGTTTCGCGGTCCGTGCCGCGTCCTCTACCAACTGCCAAACCCATTCCCGCTTCAAGTCCTCTACCAACTGCTAAACCTATTGCCGCGTCAAGTCCTCTAACCACCACCGCCACGCCCTCTCCCATGCAAAGCGCGGAACTGCCTGCGTCTTATCAGGCGGCGTTGGCCGTGAGCCTTTTGGCGTCGGATGATGAGAAGGAAAAGAAGGATGAGGATGAGCCTTCTATTGCAGAGCAGTTCTTGGCGCAATCGCCACGGACCACGGCCCTTGCAGGCTTGGATTTAAGTTATCAATCCCCTTTCCCCGAACCCACCCCGGTTAGGATGGCTGAAGGCGGTGCAACTAACCCCCTAGATTACACACCTAGTTTTGGCAATGTAGGTCTTGGACCTGGATTTGAAGATCCAGGTGTAGTGGAAATGATAGGTAGGTTTGACCGTTCTGGGTACTCTATTAGCCCAGAAACTGAACAACAAGAAAAAATGGAATTAAATAATTTTCTTGCAGACAAGATGTCTGTGGATCAAATTACAGGAGACATTGATGCTATACAGTCTTTGCGTAATTTGAGGGAGGCAGATCCAGGTGTATTTGACACGATTGTTAATACTTATTCAACTGTGCCTAGTCAAGTTGTGCAAACAGGTTTGGGTCAAATAAAAGAAGGACTTAGAACAGCTCAATCTAGTACAGACATTCCCTATGAAGATTTTGTTTCTATGGCGCGAGGAATGCAGGACATCAGGGTTAATCCTGGTTTAGTTGGAAAACTTTCTGATTTAGCGGGAAATATTCGTTCTGTAACAGGCGGCGGAAGTTTTGGATCTAAGGAAGAGGAGTTTTTTATACCCGGTTATTCCCAAGGCGGCGCTGTGCCCAACCTCAATGAAATCCCAAGTGTTGATGCCTTAGGCCGGTTGATTGATAAGCGCGAGGACATTCGCAGCGAGTCCCAGCGTATGCTTGCAAGGCTTGCAGCCCAGCAAAAATCACGGAAAACGCCTTCAGGCGGTTTTATTCCTCCCCCAGGTTTTGTTCGTCGCCAACTAGAACTTGAAGAACGTATAAGACAGGCATCAGCTCCGGGAAGCGCGGCCCCAATGCCTTTAATCGATCGCCCTGCGATGCGGGTTGCCAGTGACATCGTTCGTGGCGCGGTAGGCGGAACTTCTGCGGATCCGACTAATCCTAGTGAAGCTTATAAACTGATGCAGGGGTTAACCGGTGCTTATTTGCCCACGGCTCCTGTGGTGCGCACAGGGCAAGCAGCAGGAGCTGCAATACGACAACCTACGCAGTCTTTAGTAGCCGCTGGACAAGCTTTTGAAGAGCTTGGTGGAACGGCGGCAGAACAGCTTGCTCGTTTATCACGGCCCAATGCTTTGGGCAGTCAAGCGGGAGTCATCAAAGCCAAGGGCGGTAATTGGCCGGCGCGGCATATTCAGATGCGTCTTGATCCTCTCCGCACGCCTATGTTCCGTTGGCAGGATCCTGAGCTGCGTAATGCGCAGGTTGCTGAGCAGATTGATGAGTTCCGTGGTTCTGGAGCCTCCGAGCAGGCCGTTGGCCAATATGCAAAAAGCTTTGAAGTACCTGTGGCGATTGATAAGTGGATCACTAACAAGCTGGGTAAGTACATTCAAAATGAAATGGGCACCCCGCAAGATCCTTTGCGTAAGCTGGCGCGGGAAGAGAATATTACAACTGCCCCTCCTGATTTAGATAGGGAGCGTGTGGCCCGATATGCCAGAACTCAACGTGAACTGGCTACGTCGCTAGCCGATTATCGCTACCGCGCAACCCTTCCTGACGGTAAAACCGATACCTTTACCACCATGAAGGATGCGGAAGATTGGGTTGCGGAATCCAACATTCCTGATAGAGATAAGGCTTACGCAACCATCAAGGCTTTTGTACGGGATGAAAACTATGATGAGATCCCTGTTGTAGGACTTACCCCTGAAGGCCAGCCCATCTTGGAATCGGGAAAGCCTGCACCTTTCTTACCTCGCCAACAAGAAACAGGGCATGGCCTTGCCAAGTATTGGGAAGATTTGGTGGATAGCGTTGTTAATCCATTCACCCCGGGCGTGGTGAAAGCAGAGATTGATCTAGTTAGAAGGGGCGAATCAACAACACCTCTTGGGTTCCGTGCCGATGAAACATTGGCCGAGTTGTCTCGCATTTCGCCCAGGACACCTATCTATCAGTTAAAACCTCACGCTCTCTCAGAACTTGGATTTACAAAGCTCACTAAAGATCTTGAGCAGATGGTCAGTGAGCCAAAGCTCTTGCCCCAAGCGCTTCGTATTGAGCCCAAGGACCTTGATCGGATGAGCGTGCCCGATGTTGTCAAGCGCGTAGAAGCGTTTAGAAACTGGCAAGATGAGGAATACCGTAGGGAAATGCTGGCCAAAGCGGCCAATATTCCTCTTTATAAGGAATATGACGACGGTGCGCGGTGGTTAAGGCTCACCGATCTGCAGGATAACAAAGAAAATCGCAAGTACGCTTTAGCCGTGGGCTGTGATGCTAGGTGGTGTACAGAGCAAGAGTATTATATTGATCAGTACACGGATCCTAAGAGGCTTCCGTGGCCCAGGGAAATTCATGTTTTGACCAGCAGGGACGGTCGTCCGTTAGTCCAAATCCACACTGAAGTACCCGATCCTTCAAGGGCAGCACGCACGGGCGATGAAACTTATTTACGCCCCGCGATTCTTGAAATTAGATACCGTAGAAACGAACTCGACATCCCCGAAATCGGTTATGGGTTTGATCGCAAGAAGGTTAAACACGAGGTCTTATCCCGCGTGCAGGATTACATTCGATCGGCTGATTTTCGGTATGTAGATGAAATTGGTAATGCCAAGCTGGTTGATACCGCTCCCTATGGCGACAGTGATTTTGTTAAACGTGCTGAGGATGTAAGACGTTTTGGTTGGGATGAGCAGGCCTTTGGCCCTTGGCAGCGGTTCGTGGACCTTGATTCGTGGAACGAGGCTGTTGCCCGTATGCAAATGAACATACGAGGACCTCTGCTTCAGCTTAGAAAACCGCCGGAGGAGTTTAGCGAAGGGGGTCCTGTTAAAACCAAGCCACCAGAGCTTACAGGCATCAATCGCGTGTTAGATTTTATTGCTCAAAAGCTTGATCCCAAGTGGTTTGCAACATCAGGGCGCATTTTATTGGAAACCGCCCAAGGCGTAAAAACGCCAATTACCGAAAAGAACTTTAAACCTGAAGAGTTGGATATTATTCGTCAGCTTATTGCATTGAAGGGCAAAGAGAATGGGGTTATTGGCTACGACGATTACATTATGCTGGCTCGCAAGATGACCAAAGAAGGGCCTATGCCTGTTTCAGTAACTCCTTCTATTTACTCAATGGCTGACCCCTTGGGTAATGTACAAACGACACTCGGCCGTTTTTCTTATCAAGCGGACCCCAAAGGCAATGTGCAGGTTATTGATAGATATGACTTTAACCCGCCTCCGCAGCAAGACATGCGTGAGGCAAGGACCGGGGACTATGGGGTGTTTGGACCGTATGCTGTAATCAGAGAGTATGCGGGGGAAAAGATTCCTTCTGGAACAAGCGCAGGTCGCGACATCCGTATTAATCTCGGACCTTTGCAAAAATAAAGGACACACCATGCCCATTGAAAAAGCGACAAGGATCGAGGACCTCCCAACAGGCGAGGTTGAGGTTGAGATTGAGCAAGAAGATCTGCCCGAAATCAGCATTGAGTTTGATGAAGAAGGTGGTGTAACGGTCAACCTTGAAGCGGAGGAGGATGATGAGGTTCCTTTTGACGCTAATCTTGCTGATGTGCTTCCTCCTGATGTTCTTTCACGCATCTCCAGCGATTTGATGGCTTTGTTTGATGCGGACAAAAGTTCTCGCGGTGATTGGGAGCAGCAATACGCCAAGGGCATGGATCTCTTGGGATTTAAGCTTGAAGAACGCACGCAGCCTTTCCGTGGCGCGTGTGGCGTGCAGCATCCCCTGTTAACCGAGGCCATTGTTCAGTTTCAGGCGCAGGCTTTAAAAGAGTTGTTACCCGCAGATGGCCCTGTTCGCACGCAGGTCCTGGGCAAAGAGACGCGGGAAAAGCTCATGCAGGCGCAGCGCGTCAAAGATTTCATGAACTATCAGCTCATGAACAAGATGCCTGAGTATGCGCCCGAGTTTGATCAGATGTTGTTTTACATCGGCTACGGTGGTTCGGTGTTCAAAAAGGTTTATTACGATAAAAACCTTGGCCGGATGGTGTCCCCTGCGGTGTTTCCCGACAACCTTTACATCCCGTACAACGGCTCACCGGTTATGAGCAAATGCGAGCGGATCACGCATCGCATCTTTATGTCCGAGAACGATTACCGCAAAGCCGTGTTCAGTGGTCAGTATCTCCCGGACGCTCAGCCGGAAGTTGTGCAAGACAGCACGCAGATTGCTGAGGCGCAGGACAAACTCACTGGCATTTCCCCCTCGGGAGAGGATAAGGAGATGCAGTTGCTTGAATTCATGGTGGATTACGATCTGCCGGGGTTTGAAGACAAGGATGAAGACGGCGAGCCTACAGGAATTAAATTACCCTATGTGATCACGATTGATGAGAATTCGTCACGTGTCGTCGGTGTTCGCCGTAATTGGCAGGAGAGCAACGAGCTTAAATTACGCAAAGAGTATTGGGTGCATTACATGTTGGTCCAAGGACCAGGGGCCTATGGCCTTGGTTTCTTGCAC